TTCAGATGAAGCAGAAAAGATGGCAATGACTGATGCATTATCAGTAGCAATGAAAGCTTTAGGAGTAGCTGGAGACATCTATTTAGGTTATTCAGATAGCAAGTATGAAGCACCAAGTCAAGCACCACAAGCGACCACTAAGAAGCTTTTAATGTTTGAAACGAAGGATTATACCAACTGCTATTCTAAACTGCTTGAAGGAGCTATTACACTCGCAACAATTAAACAACATTACTCACTTACTGCTGAAGTAGAAAAAGCCTTGAAAAATGCAACCAACTAACACAGCACCTGAACGATTCGGCAAATTTACAGCTTCTTCCATTTGGAAGTTGCTTGTCGGTGGTAAGGCAAAGGACCAGGAGTTTGGAGAAACTGCCCTAACTTACATTGATGAAAAGATAGTTGAAGTCTTAACCCAAGAGAGACCTTTAAACTTTACCACCTCAGCGATGTCATGGGGCATTGAGCATGAGTATATCGCCAATGAGAAGTATAAGAGTATGTTTGATATTGCAGATTCCGATATCGAATACTTTGGCATTGAGAATCCTAAATTCTTTCCTTGTCCTAAGTTTCCATTGAATGCTGGAGCAAGTCCTGATGCATTACATGGCGATTGGTATGTGGAATATAAATGTCCTTACAATTCAACTGTTCATTTAAAAAACTTGACTATAAGCAAAATGAAAGATGGTCAGCTTGATGCATTCAAAAAGCAATACAAGGATTATTATCCACAGATTCAGTATGGAATGTGGTGCACATCCCTCAAACAAGCAAGATTCGTTTCCTTTGATCCACGATTTAAAGATGAATTTAACAAGATTGCCATTATTGAGATTCCACTTGATGAGGAGTTTATTAACGGACTTTTGAAGAAGATTGAGTTTGCTGTTGATTGCTTAAACGATGCGATAAAATGAAGTATAAATCAACTGCCTATATCGAAGATGGACTCTTAAAGCTCCGAAATTCAAAGGAAGCTACTAAGTTTTGTCAGTCATTAAATTGTGCTGAGTTTACCGTTACTTTTGAGAAGAAGAAAGCCATCAGGAGCTTGGACCAAAATGCTTACTATTGGTCGGCAGTAGTGCCACTAATGAGACAAGGATTTGAGGACTTAGGCAATACCTTTACTTTAGAATCAGCTCATGAATTTATTAAGAGTGAGTTTAACTTCAAAGAGATTATTAACGAAAAGACAGGCGAAATCAAGCGAGTGCCACAATCAACTACAACACTATCCAAGAGTGAGTTTTGCGAGCTAATTGATAGGTTAAATGTGTTTTGTGGCGAGTGGTTTGGTTTCAATATTCCTGCACCTGGCGAACAGGTAGAATTAGAATTGCACTAAAATAATTCAAAATAAATTTTGAATATCAAAAATAAGATTATATCTTGCACCCATATTATCAAACTAAAAAAACAAACTAAAATGAAAAAAGAATACTCTGACTTTTTAAAGTCAAAACAAAAGAATCATATTTATTCAGGATTCGATATTGAAGAAAATGAGTTAAATAATAACTTATTTCCATTTCAAAAATTTATTGTTAAAAGAGCATTAAAAGCTGGTAAGTATGCAATTTTTGCTGATTGTGGATTAGGTAAAACTTTAATGCAATTATCATGGGCAAATGAAGTATCAAAGAAAACAAATAAAAAAGTATTGATATTAGCTCCTTTAGCTGTTGTTGAACAAACAAGACAGGAAGCCAAAAAGTTTAATATTGATATTGATTGCTTTGATGCTGATAATTATGAGCAAATTAATAACATTGATACTTATTCCTATGCTGGAGTAGTTTTAGATGAAAGTAGCATTCTTAAAAACTTTGAAGGAGCTACTAAAAAACTAATATTAGATACATTTGCTAATACTCCTTATAAATTAGCTTGTACAGCAACACCATCTCCAAACGATCCAATGGAATTAGGCAATCATTCAGAGTTTTTAGATGTAATGAGCCGTAATGAGATGTTAGCAATGTATTTTGTGCATGATGGTGGAGAGACTGCTAAATGGAGATTAAAAGGTCATGCTATAAAATTATTCTATCAGTTTATTGGTAGCTGGGCAATTATGCTTAATAAACCTCAGGATATAGGATTTGAAATGCAAGGATATGCTTTGCCACAACTTAATATAATTGAAAAGCAAATTATAACTGAAAATAGAGATAATGGTCAATTATTTAATGATGTTGCAATATCAGCAACTAACTTTAATAGTGAGTTAAGAATGACTAAAAAAGAAAGATTAAATGAAGTTGTTAAAATAATTGAATCAAAGCCTAATGATAATTTTATAGTATGGATTAAGCAAAATGAGGAGGGAGAAATGCTTAAAAAATTATTACCTCATGCTATTGAAGTAAAAGGATCAGATACTGATAAATGGAAAAAAGAAAAGCTATTAGGATTTGCAAATAATGAATTTAAAATCTTAATTACAAAGACTAAAATAGCATCTTTTGGAATGAATTATCAAAACTGCCACAATCAAATATTTGCTTCATTAGATTTTAGTTTTGAGGGATTATACCAGGCGATGCGTAGGTCTTACCGTTTCGGTCAAAAGCATGAAGTAAATATTTATTTAATAACCACAGATACAATGAGCAACGTAAAACAATCAATTAATAACAAACAAAAACAATTCGAAATTATGCAAGATGAAATGGCAATAAGCGTAAATGCTAACTTAAACAATAATACAATGACACAATCAGACTTTGATATTGAAAGTGAAAACAATGAATGGTTTGATATTAAAAGAGGGGATTGTGTTGATTTAATTAAAAATGTACCAAGTGAGACAGTTGGATTAAGTGTATTTAGTCCTCCATTTGCTGAGCTTTATACATACTCAAGTCATGTTGAGGATATGGGCAATTCAAAAGATTATAATGAATTTTTAGAGCAATTTGGATATCTTATTAAAGAGCTTTATAGAGTTATGATGTCAGGCAGAAATGTAGCTGTGCATTGCATGGATATTCCAATTCAAAAAGGTAAGCATGGATTTATTGGATTAAGAGACTTTAGTGGATTGCTATTAAAAGCATTTGAAGAAGCTGGATTTATTTATGCATCTCGTGTAACTATTTGGAAGGATCCTGTAATTGAAATGCAAAGAACTAAAGCACTTGGATTATTACATAAGCAAGTAAAAAAGGATAGCACAATGTCAAGAGTTGGTATTCCTGATTATGTAATGATTTTTAGAAAGGATGGCGATAGAACTAACCCTGTAACAAGTTTAGATATACCAGTGGATCTTTGGCAAAAGTATGCTTCTCCTGTATGGATGGATATTGATTATGGCAATACTTTAAATGGATTTAGGAATGGTCGTGAAAGCAATGATGAAAAGCATATATGTCCTTTACAATTAGATACTATTGAAAGATTAATACATCTTTATAGCAATAAAGGAGATACTGTATTAACTCCATTTATGGGAATTGGTAGTGAAGTATATCAAGCTGTTAAAATGGGCAGAAAAGGGATAGGATTTGAATTAAAAGAAAGCTACTATTCAATAGCAAAACAAAATGCACAATCTGCTGTAACTGCAAAGAATCAATTAACATTAATCTAAAAACATCATGCAATTAGATATATTTACGTCAGCAAATTTAAGAGATAAAGGCATTCAACAAGCAATCAATCATGCCGATCAAGTCAAGCCTTTATGGAGTGAACAAGCCTACAACTGCTTATTAAATTACATCCGATACAATGATGAGTTTATGACTGAAGATGTGAGAGAAGCATCCAAGCATCATTTATCTGAGCCACCAAGTGCAAGAGCATGGGGAGGAATAATAGTCAAGGCAGTTAAATGTGGATTGATTTACAGGAAAGGATTTAGGAACGTATCGAATGTAAAGGCACATTGTACTCCAGCGACTTTATGGGCAGTAAATAAATAAACTATAAATCGGCACTAAACTTAATTAAGTGCCATAAATTAAACGTAAAATGAAAATAACTGCAAAAAAAATTAAGCGAGAATTGGAAAAGAATTATGGCTGGTCTAATATGAATGTAGAAGAAAATTCATTTATGATAAACGAACTTATAAAAGATACTTTAAAAATTATAAACGACCTATTAGTTATGCACAAAGGAATATCAATTAAATAAACAAAAAATGGAAAAACAAACAGCAACAGAATGGCTATTCGATAAATTATTGGATGAGCCAAAGGATAAGTTTACATGGAATACTATACTAATGCAAGCCAAAGAAATGGAAAAGCAACAGATAAAAAAAGCATTTTTAAAAAATGATAATTCAATTAGTATTACAGATGCTTTAGAAAACTTTGAACAATACTACAATGACACATTTAAACAAAACTAATAACAACTAAAAACATATAAAAATGGAACAAAAATACACAGCAGTTAATTGGCTAATAAATACTTTAGAAGCTCTTGAATCCAACCTTGAAAAAGGATTGATAAGTGTTGATGACTTCATCAATGATGTTAAATGGGTAAAAGATAAAGCCAAAGAGATTGAACGTGAGCAGATAATAAATGCACACACACGAGCTTATTTAATCGAAGAAGAACATATCAGTAAGGAGTTTGCAGACAAAGTAAGCACCGAATATTACAATCAAAAATATAAACAAGACTAATATGAAACAAACAGCAGTAGAATGGTTAGAAAAAGAGTTTGTTAAACTTGAATCAACAATAGGTGTACATGGTGTTATGTATGAACTTATTGAACAAGCCAAAGAAATGGAAAAGGAACAGATAATTCAAGCATACTATCAAAATGGATGGAATGATAACGACAATGAGCATAATGCAGAACAATATTACAATCAAACATATAAACAAGACTAATATGGACAGCCCAAATTACTATTTAGAAAGCCTTTTGAGAGGTACAAAAATGGGATCAAATTACTCAATAGATATGTGCATAAACGATTTAAAAGCATTTTATTTTAAGCCAGCAAAAGAAGGTCAAGTTTATGAGAATGAAATTGATTACTTACTTGATATTATTTGCGAACAATGGCGAGTAACAAAAGCAGACGTTTTATCTAAATCAAGGAAAAGAGATGTAGTTAATTGTAGGCATATGTTCTGCAAGTTAGTTGTTAAAGATTTTAGGTGCATGACATTAAAGGCTTGTGGTAAATTTATCGGAGATCGTGACCATTCAACTGTTATTAATTCAATTAATCAATGTAATAATATTTATGATTGGGATAGATTCTTCACTATGCAATATGATGAAATTAAAGGTAAATTTGAAGATTATTTGAAAGGAAATGACAAACCAACAGACACTCATCAATAACATTAAGCTCCTAAGATTATCCAATAACATGACTGAGCCACGATTGGCACAGCGACTAAGGATTACTGTTGGAGAATACCGATTAATTGAGCAAGGCATCAAGGAGATATCAGCTAATCAATTTATTGAGTTAGCACGATTCTATGGAACTACTTTAAATGAGTTGATAAGTAATGGTTTAACAGTTAGATTGACTAAGAGAATAGAAAGGATGGAAAGAACATTGGCATACTCCAGGCGAGTCAATCATAATGAAGATTCAAAGGAGATTCTAAAGCAAATTAGGAATGCCAACAAGATTGAAAAGTTTAATAGTGAGCCTAATCAAAACTTTTATTAGCCTATCTCAATAAATACCTTCTCAGTTTTACTTACTGCTTTTAGCTTATCAAATAACTTTTGGTAAGCTATTTTGCTATTAGAGATAAGGTCCTTTGATTTAGCAGTCCCAACTAATAAACAGCCATGAGTATCTTCATTCTTGTTGCCCGGATGGATTCTTATACCCTCAAAATAAGGAACATTTAGAAGCAATGGCATCACTTGTTTAAACCTATTTGAATAAGTCAATACCACTTCATAAGTGCCTTTAGGGATGGCAGTCTTACCATATACTTTGCCAGTACCATCAGCTTTGAAGTCTCTTACCTTATCTTCCAAAGTAAAGCATTCAAACACTCCATTGATGGATAGCTCTCCAATAGTGGATAGGTCGGTAAATTCTTTTCTAATTAATTTAAGTTTCATATTATATTATTTTAGTAAATTCCTATTCTTTTATTCAAGCTTTCTCTTAGCTCAATTCTTATCTTGGCAGGATATGATAAATCAACTTTTTTTAGCTCCCTTACTATTGCTCTACAAGTAGCTATCTTTTCAACAATATCACTTATTGAAAGCTTTATCAATGGAGTAGCTCTAAGGCTCTCTACACGTTCAAAATAGTCATTGCCATATACTTTCCTTAATCCATCTTGATAACGCAATGTATCGCCTGATAAGTAGCTATTTGAGTATTCAGATTGAATGTGTATATTGTGAAGATTATATCTTATGCTATCATGAGCTTTGACACCTACGTAATGACCTGCATTCATCTTACCATTTAATGAATTAGAAGATATGCATGGATGACCTTTATCAATTAACCTTACGATTGTGTTTATCTCAACTTGTAAATCCTTTTTCCAATCCCCTAACTTTTTTAGCTTATCCTTTAAAACAGCCTTTTCCTTGCTCCATTCCTTTTTATCCTTCTTTGCTTCCAGCATCTTGTTGTGAGCAATGGCACATTTAGGAGAGCAGACCGATTGCAACGGTCTTAGTGGAGTGAATACGATTAGACATTCCTTGCACTTTTTATCCTTAATCTTAAAATCTTTTGGACCTAACATTTTTTTGTTTATTATATTCGATTCCTACCATCTCAATCACTCCCTGAACTGACCTATCATAAATGGCTATCTTGTCCTTTATTATCTCGATTGAATGATTGGTCCAAAGTGAGTAAAAAAACTGCTTAGCGAAGCTGTAAGGTGGTTTGGATTCAAAGTTAAGGATAATCTTATCATAGTCAAAGTATAGATTAATGCTTTCAGATAGCAATCTGCCACTATTAGGCACTTGCATAAATTCTGTGCTTATCTCTATCTTGAGCTTATCCATAAATCAAAGATAGTGTTTTATTTTTGAGACAAGTAAGCGAATCGAACGCTTTACAAAAGTTTTGCAGACTTTCTCACATCCATTGTGAATACCTGTCTTGTATTACCAGTAAGGAGCAAATCTTGTTATTAAAACGATGTTACTAATTATGGAAATGCCACATAACGAACTGCTGATGACATTCCTTACCTGCAGAGCTTTTCTCTTATGCTTTTCAATAGCTAAATCACTTTTGATTGCTACTATCTGAGTATCTTTTTGAGCTACTATTGTCTCATTAGCTTTAATAATACGATTCAAGTCATCAATGACAACATCCTTACTGCTGATGGCAATCCTCAGCTGAGTGTTCTCTCGCTGGCAATCAAAAAACATCGTGTCAAGTATATCCTTTTGCATAAAAGTCTTGATGACATCCTTCTCCTGTTCAATGGTCCGACAATAAACGCTATCTTTTTTGATGACTTGCCCAAAAATTGATGATGTCGCTATCATCAAAAGCACTAACATTGGTACTAATTTTTTCATATTCTATTTGATTTAAAATGGTTTTTTTACTTATTCGATTTGCTTTAGCGATGGATGAGTCAGCAATTATCGTATGCAAGACCACATCCTTTTTTAATTTGTCAATCTCTTTCTTTTGCTCTACAATCACTCTTTCTGATTCCTTGATAGTTTGCTTGTTTGCCCTTTTTAAGTCGTTTAATTCGCTATTGTGAGCCTTTGTGGTCGTTATTATAGCTAATATATAGATGAATATTACTACCAAAAGTAAATT